TCGTATAACTTCTTAGACTCTAGCATTGCGACCCCAGCTTTCTCAAGCTGTTTATCCAACCTCTTGATGGTTTCTGGGTCTTCCGTTTTAAGTCTAGCTGCCTTGAGTTTCGAGTAGTTGAACGCTATCTGCTGAGTAGCTTCGTTTACGTGTGAGCCTAAAAGAGCAGATTCACCCTGCGTAAGGGTCTTGGTGGCCAGCATAGCTACGTACTCATCTACCTTCTTAGGGGTTAGAGTTACTAGCTTATATAGGTCATCGACTGTAGGGACAGCACCACGAGTGATCTCTCCTTCAGTCTTAACAGTGTTTGTGGTGGTTCCGTCAGCGTTCTCTGTAACCTTATGAGTCTTTAGCTCTGCAGTACCAGCTTTCTCAGCAGCACCCTCTTTAAACTCAGGATCTAGTACATCGTCAGTCTTGGCTACGTCTGCTGTAGGTTGCTCTGCTTCTATCTTAGAGGCTACCTCTGCATTAGCCATTATCTTCTTTTCATCTATTTCAGCTTGCTTAGCTTCCTGAGTGGCTCTGAACTTAGCACTAATCTTAGAGCCTACTACATCAGCACCTGAGGCTAAAGCAGCCCCAGCAGCACCGCCTATGGCAGCCCCTGTAAGAGTCTGTCCTACGCTGTACTCGTCTTGAGTACCTGCATCCCTACGGACGTTCTGGCGTATGTGGGCATCTGCACCACCAACTATAGCTCCCTCATAGGCTCCTACGATAGCAGACCTCTTAACAGAACTCTTGATAAGCTCCTTGAAGCCCTTCTTACCCGCAGTCTTAGCCGCGAGACCCGCAACAGCACCTGCGCCCAAACCTAAGTAGTTGGTAGGGTCAGAGGCCATCTCTTTAGTAGCGTCCCATGTGGTCTTCCACGACATGTTTGTATTGTCGTATGTGTCCATCATGTACACGAAGCCTAGCTTAGTTTCGTCATCAGCTTCGGTCAATCGGTTAGCATCTATACCCATTTCAACGAGGTCAAAGTTAAAGCCAGCCATTTGCTGTAGACCGTACTCAGCCAGCTTCTCTTCTATAGTATCACCCTCGATGTCCTTCATGGACTCTAGTGACGGGTTGGATTTATTGTGTAGCTTGTATACCTGAGCAGAGGCTTTAATCCAAAGCTCATCATCTTTCAATGTCTTGTAGTTACGATCCTTGACGATCTCAGCACCCTCGAACTGGGATGCTGCGGGTTTATCTAGGGGTTTGAGCCCCCGTGTCTTGGCTTCCCTCAGGATAGACCGCGCCCCTTCTTCGTCACCGTTCGTCCACGCTTCTTTAGCAGCAGCCCTGTATTCTTTGTAGTTCTCGTGTGCAGGAGTAAAGCCAGCTTCTTTGGCCGACACAAGAATAGAACGTGCTCCCTCCTTATCGCCATTATCAAAAGCGTCTTTTGCCGCAGCATAAGCATCGCTATAATTGGTATAGGTCATATCATCTCTCTAGTGGTTTTCGTGAGAATACTTCAAAGGACTCTGAGTCCTCAGCTGAGGGCGACAGACCCATACCTTTGGCCTCCCTCAGGATAGCTTTAGCTTGGTCTTTGTCGCCGCTATTATAAGCAGCCTTAGCCCTCGATCTGTACTGACCGTAGGTAGGCTGTTCTGGTTCTGGTTGTGCTTTTGGTTCTGGGGGTCTTTCTTGGTCTATTTCAGCTACCAAGCCTTTATACTTAGCTGCTATACTGCCTCCTAAACCTTTCGTTTTATCAGTCCATGTGTTTAAATTAGTACGGGCTGCGTCCCAATCCCTGTTGCCGTACTGCACAGGAAGTTGAGTTCCTGATCCATACTGGTGTTGGGCAGCTATAGTAGCGAACTTCTCAGTCTCCGTCATTTCGTCCCAAGCAGTTTCATCAGCCATGCGGCCTTTAGCATCCTTTATAGTTTTAGCAACCACAGACCTATTAATGGTTTTAACCTCGGAATCTGTCAAGGTTAATGGTTTCTCTGCTAGCGCCTCCCGAGCTGCGTCACCTTTTAACCCAAGATAAGGCTTTAACTTATCGTTAAGTTCTTTTGGGAACCCTAACTTTTTAAGACCTGCTTCGTTAATTTGGCCTATATCAAAACCAGTAGCGCCAGTTGCACCTGACTGCTTGGAGTCCTTAGGGACGTATAGCTTTTTCTCGCTGCCTTCCCACTTGCCTCCGTCTTTATTAGACAGTAAGTCAACGAACTTGTCCACTTCATTTTCATTACTCATCTTGAACCCCTGCTTCCATAGCACTGAACCCGTCATCGTCATCAGCTGGTTCTATATTAGGAACAATGTACTGCTCCAGCTCTTCTACCGCTTCTTTCCTCAAGTCTCTGATCCAATCCTTTTGCATTCTACGGGATGGTTGTTTACCGTTATTTTCTTCCATGTAGTCCGAAAACTGGCTGTAGAGGTCGTCTTCAAACTGGTCTAACTGCTCCTGCACCTCTCGATCCAGAAGTAACCTAGATTCATCCCCGAAGATAAGGCTTGACTTACCTGCCGCCTTGATGGACGCGATAGCTGACCCGTAGTTCTTGTTGGTCGCTAGTTGGTTGGGTACATCTTCTAACTTCTCAATACGAGAGATTACAGCATCCTTATCTGACTGTCTCATGTCCTCACGAGCTAAGATTTCATTACGGATGTCATCTAGGTCATCCCCAGAACCCAACCTTTTCTGTGCGTGTAGACGAGCAGCCTCAGCAGCCTTCTTAGATTGAGGCACACGGATTAACTCTGTTTTTTCCATACGCTGTGCGTGTGTGTATACAGCATTAGACTCATTAACATAATCAGCAGACGAGAAGGAAGAAGGGTCTGATAGATGTAGTTTGTTTATCTCTTCTATCTTATTATCGTCTTCTATCTTCTGGTTTTGAGCTTCTTGCATCTGTGTCCTATACTTTGAAGATACTGCGGCTTCATCTATAGCAGCCTTATGTTGTGCTATCTCATTTTGGGTGAGTATGTTTGTCATGCTAACGGGGATCTGGTCTAAGTAAGATGAGTCTTGAGAGCCTTTAGCTTTAGCTATGTAAGCATCTACTACTAAATTCTTGACCTGAACATTACTAAGCCCAGACTGCTGTACAGCGTCTGACTTATCCCAAACCTCTACATCAAAGTTTTCAGTCCCTATAAGACCCTGAAGCTCCACGAGTAAACCTTCTTTAAGCTCAGCCTTAACTTCCTCACTCCTGAGCTGCCGCCCTGTGTTCGTGAGTGCTTCAGCTGCCGCTGCGTACTGGCTGTAGAGTGCTCCGTTGTATACTTTAGAGGCACCTTCGCTTAGCTCTGGGGTCATCTCTAGGATCGCTTGGTCTCTCAGGGCATCATCTTTGAGTGCGTCAGGGTTCTCTGAGAAGTAGTCTTGTAGCTCCCCTGCGGCCTCTACACCAGCTTTCTTACCGAGTCGGTTGTTAAGTTGTAGGGTAACTGCGGGGCTGTACTGAGCGAAGCCGCCGTGGTTCTTAATGTGGTCTATGTCGCCAGCTTTTACCGATGCTTCTGCTGCTGCGATCTCACCATCTAACCCCGCGAGGTCTTGGGCTTCCTTAGACTGTCTGTAGTTCTGCGCTAGGCCACTCAAGCCTTGGCCGAGGGACTTCAGGGCTTCTGCTGTTTGTAACTCCCTTGGTTGCTCTGGCTGTACGTAGGTGTCAACAGGTCTAGCTACTGTAGATAGATTAGGGGAAGCTATGGTGTTCTGTACGTCTAAAGATTGTTTAATTGATTGAGCCATTAGTTGCCATCTCCTATAGTAGTCTTCTTACCGCCATAGCCGCCAGCCGCAGCTGCTCCTGCTACACCGCCTGCTATCGTCAGAGCTGTGGCAGCCCCAGATGGTCTGGCTACTGAGTTGATACGGGACTGAGCACCAGACATAATGCCTTTGGTATCCATCTCTCGTTGCATGTTGTTTCGTTCTAGCTGCTGTGTTACACGACTATTAGATACTAGACCTTGCCTAGCTATGTCCTGTAAGGCAGCGTTACTGTTTAGTGAAGCACCTGACTCCCCGCCCGCTACGGTAGCTGTAGACATAGCCTGCATCATCTGTAGGTCTGTGTCCATCTGCTGCTGGAGGGCGTTTTCTTCGTCTTGTGCTTGTTGTAGGTTGAGCTGCATTAGTTGGTCACTAGCGGCAGCTGCTGCATTGGCTGCATTAGCCTCATACATCTTCTTCTGCCCTGCTGCTTGTTGCTGAGCTGTGACCATGCTTAACGCACCCATTGAAATAGTTACTGGATCACACATTTGGAGTAACCCTCACAAATTGGTAGAAAGGCTGTTTACCCACACCGTATTCTGGAACAAGTGTGGTGAAGGTAAAGCCTAGGAATTTTAACCACCTGATCGCTTTGTCGTTATCTCGGTGGACGTAATTGATTAGTACAGGGTTCTTCTGGGCTATATCTTCCACCCACTCCTTACCCTGTCGAAGGAAAGCTCTCTGTATAGATAGGATGCCGTCACTTGCTAACATCCAAGGAGAGCTAAACACCCCGTTGTCTGCCACACCAAACATGCCTATAGTCTTACCTTCTAGGTCTGTAATGGTGTAGCAGTCTTGGGATACCTCGTAGCTTGCCTGTAGAGCCTCTAGGGGACTAAGCCCGTTTGAAGCAAGTACCTCGTCTTTATCTGCCTGTCGTAAATTGGGAGCAAGCTCCTGACAGTCGGAGTGCTTACTTAAACGGTAATGTATCATTATTGAACCCTTTGTGATCTCATGGTTACATAGCCTTCCCACTCGGCACTCTGGAAAGTACAGGGGAGGTGGCTTATGCTGCTTAGGCTTATCTTAGTTTCTTTGGCTTGGCTCTGCAGACCGACCTTATATACATCTTGGTCGGGTATGGTGGCTAAGCCTATGATGTTGTTGTTACTGCCTAGGTATCTAGGAGCGTAGCTGGTGACTACAGGATCTCTACCCGTAGCCTCTACAGTAACATCGTATGCTGCTGTGTCGGACGTAAGGAAGGAGATAGACCCCAGTTGAAACCTAGAGAGCTGTGTCGGTTTACCGTCAGCTTCCTTGTGGGTTCTCTCTGAAAGGTCGTAAGCGAACCTATAGGGTTCTCCTGCGTCTGCATAGTTGTCTGTCTGTACTCCATCCTGCAAGTGCGTCAAGGCCAGATGATCTACTACTAGCTGTAGGGCAGCTGTAGAGGAACCAGTGGCTATCAGCTCGCCCCTGTGGGATATAAACTGAGTGGAGTTAGTGACATTCATTACGTCTGTGATACCAGTCGTAGTTGTTATGGCTGAGGTTAGACGTACTCTGTGATCCAATAGTGGGGCAAAGATTTTGTCTGGTAGTTCCTTAGCTTCTGTTATATACGAAAAGGTTACTGTCTCAGCAACACCGTCTGTGGGGAACAGGGAGTCGGACTCTGCGATAGATACCTCCCACTGCCTCTCTTGCTCGCTAATCACTACAGAGTCATCTGCGTTCAGGGTTAGCCCGTTAATGGTGACTGAGTTGTAAGGATTAGCTATGCCTTGTGTCTTGATGTGTACGTGACATGTAGTAGACTGCAACACACCGTACTGGAAGTATTCGTACTTGCGTGTGTATGCTGCTGCTATGTAGTCTGAAGTAGTACCGAACACTGAGTTGTCTACAGACCCGTAGAAGATAAAACCATCGGGGTTGAACCCACGCTCATTAAGCTCGAAGCCGAACGAGGACGCTGGGTTGTTATCCACTAAGTTAAGCACGCCTGTAGTTACCACAGGCTCCCTAGAGAATGCGTCTTGGATAAAGCGGGTAGCTTCGGGGTTAGTCAACTCCATTAGCTCGAGAGAACCTGAAGCAAACGTAAGGTAAACCCCAGTGTTATTGATGTAGACATTTATTACCTCTTCATCAAAAGTCCACTTAGACCATGCGCTCTGTAATCTCTCTCCACCTTGGTCGTACCAGTTGTAGATGTAAACAGTCTTTAAGTCTTTGTCCGTTCGTACAAGTAAGATGTCTTCGTTAGCTGTCGCTGCCATCTGTATGACCTTACCCTTAACATACTCAGGGACGTGGTCGGTTACTGAAGGAGCTGTCACTAGCTTGGCATCTCCAGTTACTCGGTAGTCACGGATACCTGAGTATTCCCCGTTGGTCTCGGAGAAGAACAGGCTGTCACCTGCTAGTGCTGGCTTGGTTGTCAGGTTGTTTCTGTAGCTGGCCGATAGGGTAACTGTGATGTCTAGGGCTGTCAGCAGCGTATCGGATGATAGCGTGAACTGGTTCAGCTCTGAGAAAAGGATCAAGTCTTCTTGGAAAGGTATGGCAGCTTGGAGGTCTGCTACCTCGGCTTGGCTCACCGCTACGTCTATAGGGTCAGCATCCAGCAGTGTGCGTACCGTGGTGCGAAAAAAGTTACCGTACTCACCTGCTTCTGAGAATACGATGTTCTCACCTGTGAGGAAGCCCAAGCGGTTCCTGTGGAAGAACACAGCGTTGATCTTGTTATCTACAATAGAAGGGAAAGGGTTAGTAGCCTCGTCCCCTGCTTGTCTCGAGTCCCACTCTAGGGTGTCTAGGGAAAAACTAAGGTCAGCTGCTTGGGATAGACCATGGGGTAGGGTGCTTGCGTCCCAGTAATTAAACGCACCATCTTCTGCTGTTTCTTGCCAAGTACCTGAGCCTAGATCTCCTTCAAACCTTACGTAGAAGTCATCCTCGTCTTTGTTATTATCCCCCACTACTTTAATAGTAAATCCTTCGGGGGCTTGGTTAGGAAGGTCTGTGAAGGATTTAGCTGTGTCTTTAAAGCCTCGTAGGAACTGACCACCTGAGTCGTCTGTAACTTCCATAGAGAAATCGTAGTTATTAGTAGAGATTACGAACATGGGCTCTTTGTTGTATTCTGTAGGGTACACAGCGTATGAGTCGTGGAAGGCAGTTGTAGTCGTGTAGTTTGCGAATTCAACCCTAGCCTTGTAGAACTTAGGCAACCTACCCCTTACTGAGTAAGTAAGCTGAGGACAGTTAAATATCTGTATCTGATTAGACCCCAGAAGCTGCCATTGGTCATCTCGGATAACACCACCCGCTACTGTTATTACTAGGTTGTCTAAGCCCGAGGGGTAAACACTAGCGTTTACAGTAAAGGTTCGTGTGTCTCCTGTGGTTCCCTGCTCCCTATCGAACACTTGGTTAGCTGAAGTTGCTCCAAATTCGGCATCATCCCTGAGGCCACCTACGATAGTACCAGTGGCTGCGTTGGTTGCATTAGTTGAGTCTAGTGATGTATAAACGATGTTATATTCTGTTTGGTTTCCATCCTGTGATTTCAGTCGTACCCTATACTCCCTCTCGTAATCCCCTTGTTTCAGGAACACCAGACCTTCAAACGGTCGTGCGGGTGGGTTAATCGTAGTGGTATCCTTAGACACAGTTACGCTCTTATTAACCAGATAGGTTCTATCGGCTATAGAGGTTGTGTCAAAGTTAGCCAGACCATCGCTGGTGGCTAGGTAGCTTGTGTCATCTGTGTTAGTATTTATCTGTGTACCAGCTGCATCCCAACTAGCTACGCCTGACTCGTACCTTAGGTTCCCATCGACATCATAGGTGTAGACCTTAGGTGTAGTCGCGTCAGGCACTACGAGTATTGTGTACTGCTCTGTTGAGCTGCGTTGGTAGGTATGAACGTAGGACTTAGCTAGGTCTGAAACGCTCAAAAAGGTTGACCCCAGAGGGTCTGAAATTTTTAGCCTATTTTTTAGCTGAGTAGGGGGTCGCTTAGTAAGCCCACCAACTACATCAGATAGGCCATTGATCTGCTCTGAACCTTGGGACTCCAGTCGTAAACTTGGAGCCTGTTGGGAGACCCCATTGATAAAGTTAGGGATATTTCCTGAGACTAGAGGCATAATTAAATCCTAGTTATAGTTTGTGTAGCGCATACGTCTATTGGTGATTGCACCAGTATCGTAGCTATCATATATGTTATAGTCGCCTAGCTCACCCATGGCGTTTGCAAAGTCAGTGTGTGCCTGTAGCTCGTCATTGCGTTGGAATGAGGACAAGGTCTCGCTGCCTAATATGCGCTCTTGGAACATACGGGCTGCCTTAATTGCGATGTATCTTCGGGCTGACTCAGGGAGCAACTCAAAGTCAAGAAGCACCACCACGTCTAATGACAACTCTTCGTTGATGGCGTAGGTGTGCTCTACCGTATCGTACATCTTACGGCCTCGTAGTACATACTCGTGTAGGTTGCTACGGTATTGGGTCTGGGATGCTGCTAGGTCAGCCTTGATGAACTCTAGGGGTAAGACGATCTCACCGTTACTGTCGGGAGCTATCTTGTAATCTGTTTCTATATTGAAGGGGTGTCCTTGGTCTTGGAGGGATCTTGAAACGTTATCAAGGATCTGTTCTGCTGTCTCGGCATCTATAAGACCAGAGGATAAACTATTTACTGGAGCTTCGCGGATAGCCGACAGCATTGTGTTCACGGCTTCCAGTTTGGTTGTTGGGGTTAGTAGTGACATAAGTTCCTCTAGGTAAAAAAAAGGGAGCCTCGGTTAAGAGACCCCCTTTATTAGTTATGATACGTTCTTGAACTGAACAGCAGCAGAAGGACGGAGTTCAGAGTGACCCATCGCGTACTTAGCTACAAGCAAAGTACCTTGACGACGGATGTCGTACTCAGCTTCTACTGACAAGTCTTTCAACTTAACAGTTGCAGCAGCTTCTTTAGTGAATACCTGACCTTTAACAGTAGCAGGCATGTTATTGCTACGGTATACTTTAGCACCACCGATCATAGGAACTTGACCAGTAGCTACAGAACCAGAACCGCCAGCGTCTTTGTTTATAACAGTAGCTAATTGGTTCAATGTACCAGTGAACAATGCCCAGTATGCTTCGTTGTCGAGAACTACGTAGCGTTCGCCAGTAGCATCAACAGCGTCAAGCTGAGAAAGAGCAGCGAAAATCTGATCTGCAACTTCAGTACCAGAAACAGCACCAAGACCAGAAGCCATCTCAACGTCACGTGTGCGAGTGTCTGCGCCAGTACCATCATTGAAGGTAGTGTTGACAGCAGCAGCTGTGATCTGAGCAGAGATGGCAGCGTCAGCTTTCTTAGAAAGAGCGTGACCAAGCTGAGTTGAATACTGTGAACGAACGTCAAAGTGGTTCATAGCTTCGTCGATAGACGCGATGAAAGTGTGAGCAATAGTAAGACCATCAATAGTCACAACTTTCTCGTTGTGCAAGATGTCTTCACCTGTAAGCTCAGAACCAGCGGTGTGTACGTCAACGATGTCGCCTTGTGCGTAGTCACCTACGAACGAGAACGATGCGCTCTTACCACTAGAGATTGTGCGGACAGTGTGCTTGTCCATGAAGATGTTGTTGTTATTAAAAGCGGTTAAGACTTCGCCTGAAAATACTTTAAGGAATAGTGCTTCGTTACCGCCAGTTCCTAAGGCTTGGCCTAAACGTGAGGGAGTTGCGTCTGACATTATAAATTACCTTTAAATTAAGATTAGTTTAGAGTGTGTGTTTATTCTCTGGAACTATCACCTAACTTTTCTCTTAGATTATCCACCGCAGCGGGTCAAAGGTAGTTCGTTGTGGTTATGTTTCATTGAATTAAAAGCCCCCATTACTGAGGGCTGGGTAGAGACTTTAGAAATCAGGGCTTCGAGCTAGCTTCGCAGCCACTTGATTACGGTATGCTGGATCAGTAGCATAACGGGGATCAGACATAGCACTGGTTAATTGAGCCAGCGACTCGTACCGATCACCTGTCGTAGGGGAGGTTCGTGTCTCTAAACGAGCACCTTCTTTTCCTACAGCAGAAACGTATTTAGCTTGTAAACCTGATACTGCTAAGTTTACTTGACCCATGTTGCCGCTGTCCATAGCGTCATTAAATGCTTCTACTTCTGATGGGCTGAGGTTCTCACCTGCCCACTCAGTCATCGAAGTGAATTGCGTTTCGCCCCCTACTTGTTCGTAGACGCTAGAGGTTAGCTGGGCAGCCAAGGCTTCTTGGCCTGCAATGTATGAATCCACCACATCCTTGGAGAATCCAACTTTCTCTAGTTCTGTTCGAGTAGCTTCGGATAGTTCACCGCTCTCTGCATACTCAGTAGCTAGGGTATTAAAGTCTACGCCTTGCTCTGCCAGAACTTCTTTTACTTCTTCTTCAGCAGGGGCTTCTTCAGCCGCCGCTTCTTCTGTTGCTTCTTCTTTAGGCGCACCTAGTTTACTTTCTAGGTTGTTGTAGGCTTCCGCCATTGCCTCAGGGCTTTCAAATTTTTCTGGCAACCACTCAGGGCGTGAGGGAGCGTCTGGGTTATTGTTATTCTCTAGTTGCTCCCCCACCGCAGCCATTTCTGCATTGTGAGCTTCTTGTGCTGCCACTACATCAGGGGCTTCGGTGCCTTGTATTTGAATTGAGTCCATAGTAAAGTCTCTTAGTTAAAGGCGAAGATCAGCCACCTTGTTGTTGTTTAGACATAGCATTGATAGCAGGGGCTACGGCTTTACCAGCCATATCTGCTTGCTGCATCTGTTGCATCTGCTCCTGTTCTGCTGCCTGTTCTTTAGCCTTCTGCTCGTCTGACTTAATTAAGCCTTGAGTGTCCATGTCCAAAGAAGAAGCAACTCTAGATAGAGCATCCCCAACGTTTATTTCTCCAGAGATAGCTGGGTCTGCTAGGACTTTAGCCATCTCTACGAATTGCATCAACTTACCCAGATCCTGAGATCGACCTAATGCGCCCAAGCCTGTCATAATCTTAGGCTTCAGGACACCTTTAGGAAACTTAGGCATCTTCTTAGAATCTTCCATTTTCTTCAGGAGTATTTCTACGAGGGGGAGTTGGAATTCTTGTGATAGGGTAGAGTACACACCACCTAAGGCAGCCTCTAGCTCCTGTGCCATGAACCGAATCTCTTCAGCCGTGACACGCTCAGCATTGCGCTGAACAGCACTGTTTAAAAGGAACGCGAACGATAGCCGCTCGGTTATTTGGGAAGCAGTCTCTTGCGCTATACGGAAGTCGTTAAACTTCTCAAGCTGTAGGACTGATACATCTTGTGCGTTACCGTCTGCTATTGCACCGTTGGGTGAGTTAGCAAGCGTTTGTTTCTTTGTAGTACCGTTAGGGTTCACCAAGAACAACACCTTAGCTGCTGCGGCACTGCCTTGTACGATGGCTTTCGTCAGGATCTCTAGGGAGTTAAGGTCTCCGTAGTACTCCTCAATGAAACCACGTCCATAGTGCTCACCATCTACGGCATTAAAGCGTAGGGCTAGGTATGGCATACGTTCTTCAGGGTAGATGCTCTCGCTGTTGGGGAGCACAACACCTTCAACTTCCTGATGAGCTACGAACTTCTTACCTTCCCTGCGGATACAGGTAAACACAGTTACTTCTGGGTTACTGTTAGGCTCGTTGGACTCTATGGGAATATCGCCATTCTCAAGGACTTGAGTACGGATCGAATCAGGAAGTGATTCTAGAAGGGCGGTCTCTTTTATAATTATTTTATTGATCTCGCCACTGGTGGAGCGGTCTACTACATACTGGTTTAGTTTGTATACTTTCAGTGCACCTTTCTTCGGCATGTA